CATTAAAATGATACAATCTGTGTTCCTCCGTATCTTCGTTTATATAAACGTGTACACCTTTCTGGTTATGATATCTAAAATCAGGGTATCTAGCGACCAAATAATTATTGGGTTTTGACGGATCATCTTTAAATCGGTCATATTTAACATAACCATCCGGTATAGGTAAGTAATTATATTGCTCGATGATATGATCTGTTTTGCGATCAATATATTTTGTTAACGCCATCCAATTGAATTTCTTTTCTGTAACCCAACCATCTGGCACTGAATCTTTATGAAATACTCGAACATCAGACAGATCACTCGGGTGAAGATATCTTTTGAGTCCCATTTTATAGATAGTTGGAATGCATTCGAAACCATCAGGTTTATCAGCTACGCTGTTTGTTTGGAATGTTGTTTTTAAATCGGTTAACGAGTAAAATGTAAATTTAAATTGTTTTTCTGGAGGGGTATCTTCCATAATGTTCGTTCCTTTAGTTGGATAATTTCAAAAATAGTTTATAAATTTTTATTATAAACTATTTTTCAACTAAAATCAACATTTACAACAACAAATTATTTTATCAAGTTTATGTCATTTATTCGAATTCTCGATACCAATTGCGATAACCAATTAATTTGATATAATGTGATTTAAAGTTTTGGTCTCTGCCTGGGACTTGATCCCATTTAACTTTGATTTTTGTATATTGTTCGGTACAATTGAAATAATCACCAATTGGACTATCTTTATCGAATGTACCACACAACAATAGTTTTCGATCAGACGACATAATCGGAATTACTGTTTCTAACCAACCAAAGAAGTTTTTTTCATATGGTTCATCGTAAATGACTACATCAAAACGACATCCTCTATTATGAATTGGATCACCATTTGAAAATGTGATTTTGCTCCCGTTTTTAAATTCGATGCATTGTTTTGATACCCGAGTAACTGTTTGGAAAAATTCGGGTAGATTATCAACCATTTGAACAACAATGTTTCTTATTTGATCTGAACAATGATGGTTCTGGGCAACCATTCGTATGTGTTTATTACCATTAAACAATGCATACCACAATGCAAAAATCGAATTGCATAATGTTTTTCCTGATTGTCTGATAGATTTGACAAAAACTTTTTTATCCGTACTATACGCATTCAAAATCTCTTTTTGAAAATCATATAATTTAAGATCTATTAACCCATAGACAGGGTGAATTATTTTTATAAAGTTTTCTGTAAAATAAATCACATCGTCTTTTGATGTAAGTACATCAGTAATAAAGTCTGAATTCATAATTATTCTCATAAAATTAAAACTTTATCTATGTACCCAAACTATAAGTTGGAAATTATTTATTTTGAATCATTGCCAATAATGAATCTCTGTCCATAATAAGATTGTTGTTGGTGATGTTTGTGCTTCCTTTACCTTTGTCCTTCTTAAATTTTAGATCTGCTTTTTCTTTTGCTGCATTTAGTGCAGTAGATAAGAACTGATTGGCTGCTTCTAGGTTCTTATGAGAATTACCAGGATCGCTACCTCTCTCGATATTTAACATCGTGGTTTGATATGAATCAAAGGCTGAGTTAAAGACCATTTCATATTGGCCTTCGATTTCTCTATCTTTTTCATCATACATGTCATAATCAACCAAGGAACCAATGACGGGTGGTTTTGATTCGACTACTGTAGTTCCTGGTTCGATATCAAAAAGATCTTCGAATGGGTGGTTAATAATTTTTTCCATTATTTTTGCAATTGATCAATAACGTCTTGTAAATTATCTATCGCATTAACATCGCTGTTCGAATTTTTTAGTGTATTGATCCTATCCTGAATTACCTTAACGGACTCAGCAAAATCTATTTTATTTTTAATGATATATCCAGGTAGCGGGATCGCAAATCTAATACTATTAAAATCACGTTCTTTTAAAACTGTCGGTAACTTTTTAGCAAATTCGACCAACCCGGATACTATTGCGTTATCGAGATCCAAACCATTTGTTGATACCATAGAACGTAAATTATTAAAAATCCGCACACTATCACCATTCATCGATATCATCAAGCGTGGTGTCAATGGTCCAGCGGTCATCCAATAATACTTAATCATATCTTTAGCGGTCACCGGCACCCAAGCTTTCAGATCAGCAACAATATCTGGTGTTAAATCTGGTAACCTATCGCGAATCTCATCAAAATTATCATCACTAATGATATCTTTCACAAGAAGAATCGGTTTATATCCATCTAAGATATCCGGGGTCGAATGATACCTATACAAATTCATATATTTTATCCAAATAATTATTTTTAGTATGTATCACTTAAATAATTGTTTTTCAGTAATTATCCTAAATTGCAATCCTTTTTTATCGCAGAAGTGTTTACATGCTTTCCATTTAGCTAGATTAACTGCGTATTGGATATCGTCATATAGCTTAGATTTAACCGTTTTCGATCTTGATTTTTTAGTTTGTTTGTGTGGTTTAACTTCAATGAGTTCTTTACATACTTTTTGTTCTTTGTTGTAGTATTCGATATAGTAATCGGGGAAGTATCTATGAATTCGGTTATCGGTTGGTTTAAGATATTCAATTCCAAATGGTTCACTAGACCATTTAACGATATTCGGGTTATTATCAAAAAAAGTGTGCAATGACAATTCCCAAGAAGACATATACCTGATTTTATTAAGATCACCGATATATTTTTCTGGGTGTTTTGGTTGAAAATTGCCTTGGGTAAATCTACTCATTTTGGAGTTAAATTGCTTTGGTTATTTGGATTTTTGTTGAAGTACTTGTTAGCTATTGTTGGTGAACCAATTGCGTTATTGATTTGATCTTCTAGGAATGGGCTGGGGACACCTTGTGTTAACCGATCAATTGAATTCACTGCATTTTTTGCTTCTGCTGGTGGTATTTTTAATGTACCTGATTGAGAATCTTTTTGTATATTATCTTTTACATTATTTGGATTAACAAATGCTTGTTCTTTGGATATAATCGATTTTCGGAAATCTTCGCCAGATGTATCTACCGGCCCATTGCCAGCTACGTTATTTTGATTGATTGCTTCTTCTGGATTTTGCCCAGCGATATCCCCCGGTGATAATGGGTTATTGCTATCTGTCTGGCCGTCTGGCACCTGACTTGGGTCAGTTTGTTGTGGATCCTCCGCTGGATCTTTGGTTGGTGTTTTTTGTAAATGGACATACCTATCCAATAAATCTTGATTTGGAGCTGATGTCTCATCTGATAATTTAACAGGGGTACCGGCACCTAACTGCAACACACCGGACACAGATTCTGGTAATTTAACTTCAACGCCGGTATCAATCGATGCATTGTCGTATACAAATTCCACGGTAATATCACTGGGTTCACTGGCACTCATATCATAATCAGCAAACTTCACAGACTTGATTTGTGGTCTATAATAAGTATAAACATCCATTGTTTGGCTATGATTAAACACCTCATATATGGTAATATGGCTAATAATTCTAGTACTTAATTCTGAAGTTTCATCTTGTGGTTTTGTAATTAATCCGTAAGATCCAGTAGACATTGCAAAATCCATGCCCCGGGCTTCATATTCATTCATATTAGACTGATTAAAAATTGGGGATATTCTTCTCATGTAACTAACAATAAAATTCATTGATTTGTTTTGAATATCGTTATGCATTGTAAAATTAACGGGATGCATAATTGATCTTTTGGGTACTTGTGATCTAAAGTTATAGAAGTTAACTTCTTCGTATTCAATTTCAAAGGTGGGTTTATCAAATTTATTAATTAAGAAAGTAAAATCTGTTGATATTTTTTGGTATTCTGGCACTAATACTATTTGTACTAGAAATGTATATCTTGTTTTTGGGTAAAACGTATCAAAAACTGAGGTATAATAAGCGTTGCTAGTTAATGTCCCAATTTTTCCTTTTATATTTTGCTGGCTGGTGGCATCTGTCTTAGTAGCGGTCTTTAAATTAGCGGCTCCATCCATAATGCCATTCATAGAATCCGCGATAGTACCTTCTGGTGTATTTGAATTCTTTAATGCAGAATTCATATCATAACTTTCAAAGTCCGGGAGATTATCTGATGTGAGGTAACCTCCCGCCATACTACTAATTAAATTTTGCGCAGGGAACTGCATATTGCTACGAATGCTTTTTGTCTTATCTGGGTTCGATGCGAAATCGAATCCAAAGTTATCGATCAACTGGTTGGCAGCCCTCGTGTTCTGACCACCATTCATGTTGGCCATTCCAATATTACCATTTAATGCATTTCTAATGGCGTTTGATGTTCTATTAGAAATATCTTGTTGATCTGCAGTATTTAAAGATAAAAAAGCACTCATAATAATTAACCAGTTGTAAAACCACCCAAAGCATTTCCGTATTTGCCGGCAACAACTTCTTGCCATGCATGATCGTAACGCAATGTCACTTCGATTTTAACTGCGTCCCCGGAAGCATAATCCAAATCACCCCAATTGATGTTTTGAATCCAGGCCCCTTGAATATGCCAGATTTCCAAATTTTTGGCACCACCATCCCGCATTTCAAGATCTACTGCAAATTTATATTCGCGACCTACGGCGCCTGGTGCTAATAAGTTCGTGGTCGCACCATTCCCAGCCCCAATTAAATATTGTTGTCTTTCTAATTGGGCTTGTAACGCAGCCGTTGCGATACCAGTAACATCATCTTCTAATGTAAGAGATAATGTAGCCCACTCGTGTTTGCCGGCCACATAAGCCACTGCGTTGTATCTATCTAACTTAACCTCAGCAAAACTGAGTGATGGTCTGTTGAAAGTCACCACCTGCATGGTTAATCCACTATCTGCTTCGGTGATTGTACTAGACGCACTAACTGCACCACCACCTTCGCTGGTGTCGATAGTCCGGTCTGGTGTAATGCCGATAAATTTGGCTACCCATCTATTTTTGTGCTTGGGGTGATAAATCCCAATATGATACTCATCTAAAGCAAAATCACTAACTGTTGCCATTTGTGCAATTTCTCCAAATTTTTTAACTTATAGATTATTTAGCGTTTTAATTATTGTGAAATCAAACTAAATAGTAATTAGTTAAAAATATTCAACGTTGAACAAGAATTTTAGGAGCAATTATGGCATTATTAAGCCCAGGCGTGCAGGTTACCGTTACTGATAAATCTCAGTATGTTGGTACACAAGCGCCAACAGTACCATTATTTTTCGTAGCTACGAAATATGGTAAAATGAGACCGAACTCAAATTTAGTGGCCACTGGGACTATCGAAGCTGGTGTGCCTAGGTTGATTACATCATTAAGAGAAAGTTTACAATCATATGGGGTCCCCATCTTTCATAGAGATGCATACGACCAACCAAATCATGGAGATTGCCGAAATGAATACGGGTTATTAGCATTAAATCAATACTTGAGTTTGGGCAATCGCGCGTATGTAATTAGAGCTAACATCGATTTAGATGATAGTCAGGAAAATTTACAATACTTATGGCAACAAGCTACTGCCAAAGTAGTAGATAAAGCTAAGTCATTATTTGCGAATTATCTAAGTGCAAAACAAGAATCCAATGGTTTGGCAATCGATTTGATGTCTGGGCAGATGGGTGGTTTTCCGACAAAGCCGAGTAATTGGGATCCAGTATATGAAACAGACACAGCCGGATCTATTAAAAAGGATGCGAATGGTAAACCAGTAGTCAAAACTGCCGGACTCGCATACAAAGATAAGGTGACTTGGTACGAAAACGCAAATAAAACATTTTCTGAAAATAAAATTTTAGAGGATATCTTGAAATGGTCAGTTAATGAAATTGTTGGTGTAACTAGCACCTTTGCGGACCGCTACGGTGATTTTGCCTATTTAAGATACAACCTTAAAAATATATTGGTTGGTAATTACTTCGACGTAGAAATACCTAAAACTGAACAATTGACTGATGATGTAACTGGAAGCACAGTGGGTTACCGCATGTATGCTTATTCAGATTGTGTAGATCCGCAATCCGAATTAGCCCAACATAACTTGCTGGCATCAACGATGGCAAGAAAGGTTAGAACCGAGTATTCGTTCGTTAATGAGCCTAAGACGGGGGGGGATCTCGGTCTATTAACTCAATCATATGATGCAGATATTGACCCGGATAAAATGTTTATGGGATTAATTGGTTCATTACACCAGTTATTGCATAGCGACACTATCGGTGGCACCTTCAAAATTGACGCTAGTGCCAATTTCACTGCGGGTAACATAACACAGGTTACTAATGCGGCCAATAAATTAACTGGGAAGCTATCTGCCGATAGTGGTGTGATCACTTGTGAAGTATTAAATATCGCACAAGTCAGTAATTATTCAGATACTAATAAAAA